AGTAAAGAATACTAATCCCCAGTATGTACTTCATCCGAAGGAAGACAATGATAATACTATGATGCAAATGCAAGCGACACATGCGTCTTTTGCTAATAAGGTGGTTGACATGGCTGTAGATAGAGAAGCAAATGCTGAATATCAATTTCTTTATGCTACATCTAACCATTCAGCTGGTGCTGACCCAGAGTTTAGGGTATCTGGAATAGGTGAGATATTTTCTGATACTACTGCCCATGGTGGGGCTGCTGACTATGCAGAGTATTTTGAAACATCTGATGGCAACGCAATATCACCTGGAATAACAGTAGTTATTGTTGATGGAAAAATAAGGCCAGCTATGGATGGAGAGTCTCCAATCGGGGTTCTAAGACCAGAAGGTGCATCTGTTGTTGTTGGAGGAAGTTATTGGAATAAATGGAGGAATAAGTATCTAAGAACAGATTATGGTAATTATGTTTTAGATAAAAATGGTGATAGGACACTGAATCCAGAATTTGTTGAAAATTTAGATAAAGAAGGTAATCAAATATATAGTCCTACAAGTGAAAGGGATGAATGGCAAATAGTTGGACTTGTTGGACAAGTTGGGATTAATAAAGGTCAGCCAGTAGCATCATCTTGGATAAAAATGAGTGAAATTTCAGATAGTGTGGACATGTATTACATATTTCCATGTGCACAAACAATAAACAATAACCAAACAGGAGACTCAAGTAATGGGCAAGAACCAGAATCCGCAGGAAGCGGAGATAGTGGAGGAGATAGCGAATCCCCAGGGGAAGACAGTGGAGGAGCTGAAGCAGGTAGCTCAGACTCTTCAGACTCAGCTTCAGGAACATCAGAAGCAAGCGAATCATCATCAGACGATGGCGATGAAAGCTCAGGGAGCTCTGGAAGTGATGCTTCAAATGATTCCGAAGGAGGAAGTGGAGGAGATGATAGCGGAGGAACGCCAAGCGGAGAACCATCAGCAGAATGGACAAAAAGTCAATTAAAAGAATATATGATTGATAATGCAATTGCATTTAATTCTGGGGATACAAAGGATGACCTTTTAATGAAAATAGATAACGCAGATAGCGGGGAAGAGAGTTGAGAATGGGATAAATTAGCACAGAAGATTGGGGTGAGATAATATGCTTTCTTTTAATTGTAGCAGTCAATGAATTTGGCGATTACATAGGAGAGCACCCTAAAGACTATTCTTGCCCTAATTACTGTGAGGTTGACCATAAACATATTAATATAAAGGAAGAAGAAGATGAACATACCAGAACTGATAGCACAATATTTGTTCAGCGAGGAAACGAGGGAGACATTAGTGAAGGAGTTGAATAAGAATATCAATATTCCTATTATAGGAGAAAAGACAGAAGAAAAGATTATTAGAGCTATTTGGGGCACAATAGAAGAAGTGTTCAAAAAGGTATTGCTTAAATAGTGGGAGCATCTAATGTTACAGGTTTTCAATCTTCTGGACTTACAGGAGGTACTACAACTAATCCTGGTGAGGGAGAAGTTGGTACTAATAATCAAGGTGATTTAGAGGCTAAGAAACAGTTAAATCAAGAATTTAATACTTGGTATAGCAATTGGCAAGCTACTGGTGGCGGTGGTGGATTATCTGGAGCTGGTGGGGATTTTATCTCTAGGGGAGAATTAAGTCAAGCTTCAAGTATGAGAAATGCTTTTTTACAGCAGGGCGCGCAAGAGGCATCTTTACCATCAATAACTGACATAAATGCTTTTGCCAGTAGTTATAATAGTCAGAGGAATGTAAATTCACAGGGTTTTCCAATAGAGACAGGCGGAGGTGGAGGCGGGGGTTGGACTATTGGTTCTAATATAACTAATCAAATAAGTGATGCTTGGACTGATACTAAAAATGCGTTTACTAAAGCAGCGGAGGAAAAGGCTGCTAGAGATAAACAATATGCAACTGATAAACAAAAATGGAAAGATAAGCAGCAATGGCATGCAGATAATCCTCCTAGTGGTGATTTGACTGAAACCCCAGTTGTAAATACTGATACTACTCAAGTATCTGGTATGCAAAGTATGCAAGTTCCTCAAATAGATTTAGGTGCTTCAACTGGTGCTGTTGGTAGTAGGTCAGAACTCCAAGGGATGCTTTCTTCTTATTTAGGTAGAAGTTCTCTTATACAATCAGCACAACGTCAAAAATCCATATTTACAATTGATAGATTTGATGGTGGATTAAATCAGAATAAATCTCCAAGGGATTTAGCGTATTGGGAGTCTCCACAAATGGATTGCATGGCCCCCTCTAAAGTAGGTAGACTTGTAAGACTTGGGGACTTTTCAGCTAAGATAAGTGCTTCTGGTGCCGATGGTTTAGAGGGTTTGATGCCTGATGGGAATTCTTTTGTTGAGAATTATGGTCTCTTTTATTTTAAATTATCAGACTCATTAGATGCTTCTGCTGCATTTGCTGGTGAAAGCCCTACTACTTATGCAGCTATTCAAGATGGCAATGATATAAATATTTGGAATTTTGGCAATTCTTCTGGAACTAATGATACTCTTTACGCTAATATTATATCATCTTTTCAAGATACTTCTAAGCCAGTTTTTCATAGTGCTGCAAACAGAGTATATATTAGTGATGCTTCCTTTAATTCAAGTGTCACTACTACAAAGATGTTCGGTATTGCAGATAGGCGCAAGTTATTCCCCATGACAGATGGAACTTCTGTTACTTATAATGTAGCTAGTAATAGTGACTTGCATCAAAATGAAGAACTTTATCATGCTGCTCCAGTAAAGGGAGTTGATGCTAAAAATATTATGGTTACAGGTACTCAAACTGATAGTACAGCAGTAGTTGGTTTCTCAAATACTAGCGGTGGAGTTGATGGTATACATGATGGAATATATATAAATATAAATTTTGAGAATATTGACGATGGAGATGCTTCTGGTACTGGTTGGGGAGGTACTGCTTCAACTGGCGATGCTGCTGTAAAATATTATAAATTTTATGCTTCATATTTATATGATGATGGGTCTGAAACTAAGCTTACTGATGTTACAAGTGCTGATAATGCTGTTGGCGATGATAAAGTAAAAGCAACGACTGGTAGTAATAGGGAATATCAAAAGCTTGTTGTGAAACAAGTATTAATTGATGGTCTTGAATTTTACACAAATTACTCACGCGTACACGGTGCTAGATTCTATTATACAGAGGTTAATTCTGATGGCGACCCAATAGGAAATGATAAATATCAATGGGCAGAGCTTGATTTTAGATATGGATTTAAGTTACAGTCAGAATTTGGTAATTGGCATTTATTTGAAGATGATAATGGTACTTCTGATGGTTCAACAGCTTCTGATTTAACATCTATTCAAGTCGTTAATGCTGCTAATACTGGTGATGATACTTCTCCAGAGGGTACATTATCAATTAATACTCCTCCAACAGCATTTACATATTATGTAAATAATCTTTTTTTTCAAGAAGAATTAAAAGATGATTTAATGTGGAAAACATCTACTGTGGGTAACGGTATTGCCTTTATAGGAAATATTAAATATGATGGGAGGGAATATCCTGATACAATGCTTTATAGTGGTGCTGGTGAAACTGACTCTGGTTCTGCTTATCCTATGTGGGGGACATTTCCTGTTGATTCTAATAGAATTGATATTCCAGGAGCAGCAGGGTCGATTACAGCTTTAAAATGGGTAAAAGGAAGGGTATTGCAATTTAGACAAAATTCTTTATATGTGATAAATGTAGAAGATGTGCTTTCTCCTAGTGTGGAAGGTGTTTATCAAGGTATGGGTGTTCATGGTCAGTGGGCAGTTACGGAAACTCCATTTGGATGTGCATGGGTAAATGATACTGGTGTTTATGCTTATAATGCAGAAGAGGGAAAGGCTCGTTCCCTTACAATTGGGAGGATAGATACAGAAGATTTTCAATCTGGAGGAGCTAATTTAGATAAAACTAAAATAGGCTACGATGATAGAGCTAAGATGCTTATTATAACAAATAATTCTAATAATGCAGCAACAGGTTATCATTATGCTTATAGTTTTGTTACAGATTCGTGGTGTACTTGGAATGGGAGTAGAGCTCATGCTGCTGGTGTTAAAACTAATTTTGCTATTGACCATGATGGCTATTTAACAGGGGCAAATCAGGATAGTACTACTGTTAATATTTATAAATGGAGTGCAGAGGCGCAGTCTGCTGCTGCAATTGAATATATAACAAAAGATATTGATTTTGGTAAACCTAATCTTGATAAAAGATTTTACACTCTTTATATTAGTTTTACTGGCGGTAGTGGGCAATCTAATATGTATGTCTATTTTCGTGTTAATGGTATGGAGGGTACTGATTTAACTAATGGTTGGACTCAGCTTTCAAGTATAGAGGATTATACAAATCCTTATGGTTCTAATAGTGGTGCTGCTTGGGCTACAACTGGCTCTCCTACTACTGGTGACCCTGTTGTCCCAACCGCTGTGAATGATTTAGATTCTACTGATACTGGCGATGTTCAAAAACTTGCAAAGATTAATCTTCGTCATTTAAGTGGTAGTTTACCTGCTGATTATTTAAAGTTTGCCCGTTCAATACAATTTAGAATTGCTGGTACAGCAGCTACTACATTTGAGATTAATGATATATCCCTTGTATTCAAAGAAAAGAGAATTAAATAATGCCTATAGGTAAACCTCCATATAGAAGAGGCTCTAAAACAACTTCAGGTATTAAAGTCGGTATCTTGAATGGTTCTCCTTCTATACAGACTAATTGGGGCGGTAGATTATATGCTACTCCCCTTTTCCTTACTGGTGCTGGTAATGTAAAAACTTCTCTT